CAGTCACGGCAGCTTGAGAATGGCTACCCTGCTGGTCCCAGGTAAAATGGACTACGGCGAGGTTTCGAGCCACATCCAACCCGCCGTTGTGGACAGCCTGTCCAGAAAGCCTTTTGGCTCGCAGGTGCGATGCATCTGCATGAAGTGCGACAAACAACACATCGATCTCCTCAAACAGCCTTGGTCTGATCCTGAGGGTGTGTGGCGTTGTCGCATTCCAATCGCTTCTAGTTGCCGCGCGTGCCAAGATCCCACGACACAGTGGTATGCTTCTTGTTTTGGCACAGGATATGAGTGGGTAGACGTGCATGCGCCCGCTGCGCTGGTAACGAAGAGCTATCTCATTGCAGACACCGCCCAATCCCAAGTGATTCACGGTGTGAAGCCGAACAATGCAGATGCGCAACTTGCCGCTGCGATCGGCAGGATATGGATTGATGAAGGGATGTCAGAATATGTGACGGCTGCCAGACGGTTGTATCCAGACGTGTTTCGTTTGGAGCAACATTACGGGTCCCAGCTCAATTCAAGGTCCTGGTGCAATGTGACGGATTGTTTTATCGGCATCTTTTCCTTGTTGTGTCGAGAACATCCGATAAATTTGTTTCAATCCTGGACTTGGGTCGGTCTCAATGCTGGGGAGCACAATGGGTCCGAAACATCTGAAAATGGCTCCAATCTTGCCATCGAGGATGCCACGCCAGGTTGGTGGGATGAGTGGTATGAGCCCACCATACCCAGACGGCTCACTGATCTACCAGATGAGCCTTTGCCTGGGTGTGATGATCATGGCGTTCCTCTGGACCCGAATCAACTCCGGTCCATTGAATTGCCACGCGTCGAATTGCTGCCACACCAGCATCACGCTACTGATGCGATAGAAGGTGGTTCGCCTCGGCGTAATGTCATGCACACACGCTCGCCCAACATCGGGTCCAAGCCCAACTATCTGTTCCACAATTCGCAGAATAACGTCCAGCAGGCCGTTCATCAGCGCAACAATGTGGTCGAGGGTCTTGGAGTGTATGCTCCCAGTGACGAGTATAAACGGTGTATGGAGAAAGTCCTTGATTGGATGAAAACCTCCTTATTCACCAAGAAACGCGTGGATGCTGAACTGGCTCGTGTGCCATTCATTGAAGATCTTGTTTCAGCCTCATGGTCCAAGAAGCGGCTTACTAGGTCTTATGACCAGCTGTGGACCAATGATTTTCTGAGCAAGGTCACAGTGAGCATCAAGAGTGAGTCCACTGGTAAGAAGAAACCAAGGATTATCCAAGCACATGGGGATTTGCGCGCCTTGACCAATTCGCTCACCATGCGGATATTAGAGGCCGTTATCTTCCATGAGTTTCGTCCAAATAGCATCAAACATGCCGCTAAAAGCGCTAAGATGCAGAAGCTATGCGAAGTCCTCAAGTCATTTCCAGGCACTGTCATTGAAAATGACCTTTCAAGCTTTGACTGGGGAGTATCGCTCGAGCAGAAGGACGCGTTGGAAAATCCATTGATCGAACACATCAATGGCCTCATCGGATACTCACAAACTGTCGTGCCAGAAGAGTTCCTCACAAAGATCATGCAGGAACGAAAGTCTTGCGGTACGCCATGGCAGCTTAATGTCACAAACTCGACCGGTGCTCGTGAGCACCATGTGTATAATTTGCGACAGGCCATGCGCGAATCCGGAGACCGCGGCACGAGTTCCCTGAATTGGTTAGAAAACTTTGCTTCGTGGGTATGCATGCTTGTGCATGAAGACAGCATTTCAGCGTTCCTGGACGCTCTCGCGAAGTCAAGTACTGGTAGGACTTGGTACAAAAACAAGGAAGGGAACAGAAAACAGTACTTCGGAGCATTTGAGGGTGATGACACATTGCTCAAAACCGACGAACCGCCTCACGTTTTGGATACATTCAAGGATCGGTTGATCGCCATTGGATGGAAACCAAAGTTGAAGATGGTGGGTCGAGGGCAAACTGGGTTCGTCACTTTCGTGGGCTATTGCATTTTGATCCGGGACGGTTTTCCTGTGTACGAAAACATTGGCACAGAAACGCCATACGTGACGTGCCCAGATGTCAAACGTCAGATTCTGGACAAGTGCTGGTCTGCATATGATGGCATGCTGCAGCCTATGCTTGAATGTACCAACATGCACATCATGGCCACGCAATTCCGTGAATATCCTATGGTCTATGCGTGGTACATGGCTCTGTGTCGTGGTTGGAAACTCAAGTACTTGCAACAAGTCGAGAAGGGTAAAATGCAGGACCTTGGTCTTCTAGGAACCATGAGACTTGCGCCTGGCCAGATTGTCAGGGACCTTTCGCTCCGTTGTGCAGGGGAAGTGTTGAGCAGCGATGACCTTGTCAATTTGTTGAACTCGGAAGCCGTTTGCCATGTCCCCGCCCCGGACAGGTATGAGGCGCGCGAGCAGCTTCTCGCGTTGGCAGCAGGGCCGTTTACTGACGATGAGTTCTGTGCCATGTCTAGCCTTTTTGTCCTTGACCCACACACTCCTGTGGACGACGCCCGCCTTCACGTCCCCGTGGCGTGGTGGGACGAGGGTGAGTGAGTGGGAACCATGTTTCACCGTTTCACACATCTGCGAGTGGATGCATGGTAAATCCTGGGATAAACGTCTGCTGCCGACGCCCAGGTGTCATGTCGCAAACACCGTTGAACTGCGCGGCGACATGATCGAGAACCCCGCCCAGCGTAGCACACCTATAGCGCTGGAAGCCACGAAAACAACCGTGGGTGGTTAGGGGGCCTTATTGCTTAGTAGCCTACCGTCAGGGTGAAAAGCCTGGTGCTCCGTGGTGGGAGCTGAGGTGAGACCGGCGACGGCCCAGAGCTGGGGTGGCTTGCCTTAATCGTCGTACTCCAGAGTAACCACGGGAAGGGGCGCGTTTGTGGCGTAGTCACAGCGACGACATTTTGACCATTTTGGATGGTCGGAAGCCCCGGATGTTCAGTCACGGCGTTGCGCTCCGTGGTTGATAAGCTTTCTTTGGGGTGAATGGCTACAATTCAACCATTTCTTCTACGCGACAAGAGCAGTGATGGTTCTGCATGCCAGTTGCTCAAGGTCGTCCAATGGACGCAGCTCGTTTGCACTGAGACGGCAAGTGTCTATAATTACTCACAAGCAGATTCGGCAGTATCACTTGGCTACAGGTGCTCACACCGGCCATAAATGACCCCGCGCAAACAGGGTAAAAACGGTCCGCGCATTTGGACGAGTCGTTCCGCGCGATTGTCAAACTCGACACCGAACAAAACCCAAGTTGACGTGGTGGTCAAAACGCCGCAACCTTCGCGGCGGGACACAAAACCTTCTCAACCTGCACCCAAACGGGCCATGCCCAAGAAGCCCAAGAATGGGCAAAAGCGGAAAGACCACAGGGGAATCAATTCGATCCCTACTCTTTCCGCACATTGGGCCGTGGACTACGCTGTGCGCAGGAGGAACACTCTCGACGTTCTCGCCGGGACCTCTGTGATACTTGTCCTCGGCCCATACGCCGACACTGTTGGCATTGTATACACTCAGGCGGTGTTTCCACCAGATGGTACGACTGCACCGTCTAACACGTATTACACTGACAACTACCTGACTACAATGCTCACGCCCACCGCGGTTGGAGCAGCGGCTAACACGTTTGCAATCCGCTGGACCAGCTTCGATGTTGAGCTCACGTGTATCAGCACTCTGGAGTCCATCAACCAGGCCCCTGTCATCTCCAGGTGGAAGCAAGGGGGTTTGCCCCTTGTCAACACAGGCACTGGTGCTGGATATCTTGACGCCTACAATGCTATGCTTGCCGATGACACTAACATCGAAAGGAGCTTGGCGTCGTTTGTGCACACACGTAGAGTCACTACAGGTATGAGAGATCCCGAGGCTCTGGACTTCACCAACGTTTCCGTCGGTACCGCAGTATGGACCAATGCCTATGGTTACACTGCGGGAACGACATCGATCGGAGTCGGAACTGTTCCGTTCACACCGATCGTTATGTGGCTGGGAAATCCTGGCACGACGACCCTCTCCATACGCATGGTTGTCAATGGCAACGTTCAAGTGTGTCCTCCTCGTGACCATTATCTCTCAAGGTTGGCAAAACCGCTCCCCATACGCGACGCATCCGTTCCCTGGTGGAAAGAACAACAACGCTTGACCACTCAGGACCTGGTCTATGTCAACACTGACATTGGACGCAATGCTGGTCCTCGGATTGGTTTCTGATCCACCGGCCCCAGGAATTCGGCAGTCCTGGACACTGCGCGCAAGTTTGGCGTAAGTCCCGACTTTGCCGGACTAGTACACGGTCTGGCGAATGCGTACAGTGCTAACAAGGCCATAGTCGTTGATGGCGTCATGTACATCCCAGGCACGAGAAACGCCTCTGATTACCTGGATGATATGCTCATACCCGACATGTGGTTGCCTCTTCCCAACAGTGTGCAACCATTCAGGTTGACGGCTGCTTATCGCGATGCTGAGCGTCTTTATTTGCAAGTGCATCCCAAGCTTGTTGTTGGACATTCATTGGGAGCTGCAGTCGCACAAGAGTTGGCCCGCACGTTTGGGGTCAGAGATGTCGGTGTTTCCTCGCCTGTTATCAACCTCCACAATTATGCTGATCCCAGAGATCCAGTTGGTGTGTTGGTTCGATCACAAGCCAGAGCAAACAAGCAAGTTTTCTTGCACCATGGTATCTCTGATTTTCAGTCCATCAACCGGCGTACAGTGTCACCCAAGTACACTATCGCCACGGAATAAGCGGTATCGGCAGTGATGGCGGACCCTAGGGCCATAATCTCCCAATTGGTGTCACACGGTCTCATTTCCGTAAATGAGATACGAGTGAGCCAAACTCAACCACCTGAAAATGGAGAGGCTCGTCCCCATTTCGTGCAGTTCGGGAGGATGACGATCAACACTCAACCTGAGCAAACTCATCCTCTCTCCACGTCGGCTCCATCTCTTGATTCGCTTGACCTTTTGTTCGCTGCGGAGCTTCTCACTATCTATCGCAGCGTCATCAAAGAAGGTCGCCATCCAGATTTGGTTACCCGTCGGCTTGGTGTTCATGACCACGATGCCCGCTGTCATTTTTGCCTGAGTTTCCCAACTTGGGCCCTCTCCACATGTTCCCAGTGCACTGCAGTTGCTTGCCCACCATGTTTCACAGAGTGGGTGGTAGACAAAGGCTTCTCCAGGCGGATTGTACACTCTTATGCGTCACGTGGGCTGTCGTTCCAAGGCCTACGTTGTCCTATTTGTCGTCACATGCCAGTGACAGCAATCCGCTCGATTGAGTCCGACATCATGGAGGCCGTTAGGAACCACACCGCACACTTGCTCCCTGAGAGCGAGTTGATCTAAAAATGGCATATGGCTACAGGTGCAAACGCCGGCCAAATAAACATGTCATAACCTCCCCACAAGTGTTGGCTAAATTTACCTGCCTCACAACATAAACAATGTAAAAGCGTGCAAGCGGTCGATTTAATTCCGCACATAAAAATTGCATAATCCCGGTACCCCCGGGTGGTGCTGACCAAACCCGTAAGCTGACGGAGGTGGGTGTTACCCGCCGCGCATAACACGCATGCGTTCAGCTTCATGCTGTGATCAGGAGTCAAATGGGGGGAACCCCATGCCCTCACGTGCTTCCCC